TTTCCCGATAACGTGATTTGGAAGCCGCAGGCAGGGAGCCAAGAAGCGTTTCTTGCTGCGACTCCGATCTTTGAAGTTCTATTTCAGGGTTCCCGAGGCGGTGGTAAGACCGACTGTCTGCTGATGTCATTCGGGATGCACGTTGGTCAAGGTTTCGGGGCAGGCTGGAAAGGAATTCTGTTCCGGCAGACCTATAAACAGTTGACAGATGTCATTACGAAGACCAAGAAGTGGTTCCCGCAGATTTGGCCGCAAGCCAAGTTCAACGGGAGTGAGCACAAATGGGTCTGGCCGACTGGCGAGGAACTTCTGCTGCGTCAATTCCGCAAAGATGACGACTACTGGAACTATCACGGACACGAATATCCGTGGATTGGCTGGGAAGAACTTTGTAATTGGGCGACGGACACTGGCTACAAGAGGATGTTCTCATGTTGCCGGAGTTCAACGCCTGGAATGCCGCGTATGATCCGCGCAACGACGAACCCATATGGTCCCGGTCACAACTGGGTCAAAATGAGATACATGCCGGACACCATGAACATGAAAGTCCGGAGGGGTTTGACTGATGAGCGCGGTTTGATCGAGCCTCCTCGCCTCAGTATTTTCTCCAAGCTGGAAGAGAACAAGATTCTCCTCAAGGAAGACCCAGACTACATCAATAAGATTGCTGCCTCTGCTCGTAACGAGGCAGAACGGAAAGCGTGGCTGGAAGGAAGCTGGGATATCGTCAGCGGCGGTATGTTTGCCGATGTATGGGATCCCAAATACAACATCGTCCGTCCGTTCAACATTCCAGATCGCTGGTCCATTGATCGGAGTTTCGATTGGGGTTCTTCAAAGCCCTTCTCCGTGGGATGGTGGGCTGTTTCCAACGGTGAGGACGTCAAGGTCCATGATGGAAGCTGGAGGTCCACTGTTCGAGGTGATATGTTCCGGATCAACGAGTGGTATGGTTGGAGCGGCAAGCCCAACGAGGGCGTTCAGATGCTGGCGACGGACATTGCCCGTGGTATCGTGGAAAGAGAGATCAATTGGGGCTGGCGCGAGCAGGGAGACGGGAGTTGGTGCCGTGTGAAGTCCGGAGTTGCAGATAGTCAGATTTTTGCTGCTGAAAACGGGAATTGTATTGCCACAGACATGAAGGTGAAAGTCCGATTGGACGATGGTATCCGTTACAAGGGCGTCACATGGATGGAAGCAGACAAACGTCCGGGATCACGCGCTACTGGTTGGGTGCAGATGCGCCAGATGATCAAGAACGCTCACCCCACTCTCTTGGGCCAGAATGACGATGGTGACCACATCTTTGGGCCTCGTGAGAATCCTGGTATGTTTATCTTTGACCGATGCACACAATGGATCAGGACTGTTCCTGGACTTTTCGAGGGATGACGACAACTTGGACGATGTGAATACCGAAGCTGAGGATCACACGGCTGATGAAACCCGTTATCGTGTTCGTCATCGCGGAATGAAGACCACAAGTGGGTCTGTAAGTGGCACAGCCTACTGACATGAAATAAACTCCTTGCCAGATTCATTTGGTCGGAGTAAGGTGCAACTCGTCTGTATCCGGAGCGACCAATGTCCACTGACCTGTCATCCAAGCACCCGAACTATATGAGCGCCGTCGAAGATTGGACGCTCATGCGTGATGCTTACAAGGGTCAGCGCCAAGTGAAATCCAAGAGGCAGACCTATTTACCTCCGACGAGTGGACAGGTTGCAGACGGAATGACAAGTCCGGAACAGCCTGGATCAAAGGCTTATGCGGCCTATTTGATGCGAGCCCGCTTTCCCAATTTCGTCCGGGAAGCGGTTCAGACAGCGGTCGGGATGCTCCACTCTCAACCTGCGAAGATCACCTTGCCCAAGGAGATGGAGAACATTCGTTCATCTCGTGGCGAGGACCTTCATCAGTTGCTGGTGCGGATCAACACAGAACAGCTTGTCACGGGTCGCCTCGGAGTGCTGGCAGACCTCCCTACGTCGGCGGGGGACATGCCCTACCTTGCCACCTATGCCACAGAGCGCCTGATCAATTGGGATGATGGCACCAAGGAGGGTCTGGTTCCTCAGGTGCTGAACTTTGTGGTTCTTGATGAATCAGAGTATGAACGAGCCAATACTTCGTTCACATGGGAAGTGGAGGAGAAGTATCGTGTGCTTATCCTCGGCTCAATTGATGTCAACGTCTCGAAGGCTCCTTACAGCTTCGGCGTGTTCAATTCCAAAGATGTGGACTTCAAGCCAGAATCATTGAAGCAACCTTCCCTCAAGGGTGAAATGCTCCAAAAGATTCCATTCGTTATTATCAACTCCTGTGATCTCACAACAGAACCCGACGAGCCGCCTTTGCTGGACCTCGGCGAACTCTGCATGACTGTGTATCGTGGCGAAGCAGATTACCGCCAGAACCTGTTCATGCAGGGACAAGATACCCTCGTGGTCATTGGCGGTGGACAAGAGGAGGACGAAACCCTGCGGACAGGCGCGGGCGCTCGTATCGATATCAGTAACCCACAGGGCGACGCCAAGTTCATCGGCGTGACCTCTGATGGTCTGTCTGAGCAACGTGAAGCACTCAAGGAGGACCGCTCACGGGCTGGCTCCATGGGTGCACAATCGCTTGACAGCACCAGCCGTGAACGGGAGAGCGGTAAGTCTCTCGGTATTCGGATCGCCGCGCGAACAGCTGACCTCAATCAAATTGCGGATGCTGGAGCCAAAGGGCTTGAGTCCATCCTTAAGATTTGTGCAGAGTGGATGCGCCTCGATCCAAATGAAGTATCCGTCGAGCCCAACAGGGAATTCGGCGATCACGAGTTGACCGGCCAGACGATGGTCGAGCAACAGACTGCAAGGAATCTGGGATTCCCGATCAGTGCAAGAACTCTCCATCAACAAGCTGTTGATCGTGGACTTACGAGCATGACGTTCGAGGAGGAAATGGCAGCGGCTAAAGCAGAGGAAAGCACGATCTTCAAACGTGCCGAATCTGGTGACCGGAATGGAGACCAAAAAGACAAAACTGGAAAACCGTCCGATGTGGACGAAACAAACGCGTGATGCGAGAAAAGGAATAGATCGATGGCGATCGAACTTACATACGAAAACAAAGATGCTGTCCCCGCCGCTTTCCAAGAGGATGCGGTGTTCAACGAAATCTTCACTGTTAATGACGATGGCTCGGTGACCGTGTCCGGTGTGACTGGCATGAAAACCCAAGCCGATGTCGATACAGTGAGCGAGGCGCTTCGCAAGGAACGCAACGATCACAAAGGCACCAAGGACAAGTTGAAGCCGTGGGGCGAATTGAATGCGACGGAAACGCTCGCACAGTTGGATCGCATCGCTGAACTGGAAGCTGCCAATGGTGGAAAGCTGGACGACGAAGCACTCAACAAGATCGTTGAAGGCCGACTGGACCAGAAGACTGGACCACTGAACCGTCAGATTGAAACATTGTCTACCGAGAACGCAACGTTCAAAGAAGAGAACGAGGCGCTCAAGACTTCCATCACAACTCGTGATCGCAACGACGTCATCCGCTCTCATGCAACCGATGCCAAGGCTCATGCAACTGCGACGCCTGACATCGAAAGCGCGGCCGAGCGTATGCTGGAACAGAACGAGAAGGGCGATTGGATTACCAAATCTGGGATTGCCGGTCTCACTCCTGGGCTGGATGTCAAAGGCTGGATGCGTGAGATGCAGAAGCTGCGTCCTCACTGGTGGCCTGAAAGCGAAGGCGGCGGCGCACTCGGTGGTGGTGGTGGTGGAAACTTCGGTGGGAAGAACCCGTGGTCTGCCAAGACTTGGAATATGACCGAGCAGGGGCAAGATCTACAAAGAGAACTCGGCAACCGCCGAGGCGATGGCGAAGGCGGCTGGAACGACCATTGGTGGTCCCAAGCCCGCAAAATAAACTTTCAGCTTGCATCGTGGTCAGAATTGATTTACGGTGCAAGTTGTCCCGTCCCAGCGTGATGCTAGGACAACTCTCCGACGGAGCAGGGGCTCGTTGTCGGTTTCCCCAGAAATGGCCTTGTCTAGAGGAGAAATCAAATGGCAGCAGGTCCCGCAGTCCGCGTGAGCGACGTAGTCGTCCCGGAAATTTTCACTGGCTATGTCCAGCAACTCACGGAAGAAAAGGCACGGATCATCCAATCCGGAATGGCCGTTCGTGATCCAGCAGTCGATGGACTGCTCGCTGGTGGTGGTCTTACCTTCAACCTTCCGTCCTGGAAAGACCTCGACAACGACACCGATCGCGTCAGCAATGATTCCTCGGCCGTGTTCGATACGGCAGATGCCTCGGTAAACGCCGCTGGTTCTGGCACGTCGCCAGAGCGTCCCCCAGACCCGAAGAAAATCGGTTCGGTCACCGAGATCGGTGTTCGCCTGTCGCGGAACCAATCCTGGTCGACCATGGACCTTGCGTCCACTCTGGCTGGCTCGGACCCGATGGAAGCAATCGCTCAGCGCGTTGCCTACTACTGGACCCGTCGTTTGCAAGCCGCATTCGTGGCAACCTGGAACGGTGTCATCGCAGACAACACCGCAAACGACTCCCTCGACTATACCAACGATGTCTCTGGTTCGGTCTACTCGGCCGGTGTCACGGACTTCACGGCTGAGGCTTTCCTTGATGCTTCCCTGACGATGGGCGACAGCATGGAAGACTTGACTGGTGTGATGGTTCACTCGGTGGTCTACAACCGGATGCAGAAGAACAACCTGATCGACTTCATCCCTGACTCCACTGGCCGCATCAACATTCCGACCTTCCTTGGTCGCGAAGTGGTCATTGATGATGGTATGCCGAAATCGGGCAGCGTCTATGAGTCGTGGCTATTTGGCGGCGGTGCAACTCGCATCGGTGTCGGCACGGCTCCGGTTCCAACCGAGATCGAGCGCAAAGCTGGCGGCGGTAACGGTGGTGGACAAGAAGTCCTCTACAACCGCGCTGAATGGTGTCTGCACCCTGTCGGTCACGCATGGATCGGAACCGCTCCCAACGGTGGTCCTGCGAACACTGGCACAGGTGGTGACGATCTGGATGAGGCCGGCTCCTGGAATCGGGTTTTCCCGGAACGGAAGCAGATCAAGTTCGCGCGGCTGGTCACCCGCGAGGCGTGATCTGTGGCAGGGTGGCTTCCGGCAGCGGTCACCCTGCACTTTCATTCTGTTCTTGAAAGGAGAACATCATGACAAAAGGACTTCCC